CTGTTACTTTTACTTGCGGTTCAGGAGCACTTGCCAATGTTTCAACTTTTTCAAACGGAACAATTAAATCACTAGAATTTTTATCATTTGGTTCAGGTTATAGTTCTAACTCAACACCAGTTTTTTCTTCAAATACTGGAAGCGGAGCTTCTCTTGCAATTACTGTAGGGGACGGTGCCATTACACTCCCCGATAACATTATAGGTGCTGTAAGAGTTTTTCCAATAGGAGATCCTACAGTTGGCACCAATGATATGTTTAGTATAAGATATCAAATTGCTCTTAACGATCTATACACTCTCACATCTGTATCTATGGTGCCTTACTATATGGTCATGCAGCACTTAGCTCTTATTCAAGAAGTACTAGTAGGTCAACAACCAATTCGATACAATAGACATAGAAATAAACTTTTTATAGATATGGACTGGTCAAAAATGAAGATTGGTGATTATCTGCTGGTAGAAGCTTATGAAGTAGTTAATCCCGATGTTTATACCGATGTTTGGAGTGATAAATGGTTACAGGAGTACGCAACACAAAAAATTAAATATCAATGGGGAACTAATCTTACTAAGTTTTCTGGGATGCAGCTACCAGGAGGGGTTCAGTTTAATGGAGAAAAAATTTTAGAGGATGCAAAAGAAAAAATAGATGAACTAGAAAATAGTATGATAACTGGTTACAGCATGCCTCTGTATGATATGATAGGATAAAATGGCTACTAATTTTTTCTTTAATAATTATACAAATAGTCAAGAACAGCTTTTAATTGAAGATTTAGTAGTTGAATCAATAAAAATGTATGGTCAAGATATGTACTATCTTCCCCGTACGATATACGCAAAAAATGAAGTATACGGAGAAGACAGCTCCTCTCAGTATAAATCTTTTTTTAATGTTGAAATGTATATTAAAAATGTTGAAGGATTTGAAGGGGAAGGAGACTTTTTAAGCAAGTTTAATTTAGAAGTAAGAGATAGGATTACTTTTACAATAGCAAAAAGAGTTTATGATAACGAAGTAGCAACAGTTGAAGCTACTTCGAGACCTCAAGAAGGGGATCTAATTTACTTCCCTTTAACACAAAAATTATATCAAATTAAATTTGTAGAGCATGAAGCTATTTTTTATCAGCTGGGAGCTCTACAAACATATGATCTACAATGCGAAATTTTTGAATACAGCGGTGAACTGCTTCAAACTGGAATATTTGAAGTAGACAATCTTATGCCTCAGTACAGTTTTATTACTTCATCATACGCTCTATACACTGAGGAAAGAAACTACCACTCTCTAACCGATGAAGACGGATTTAAATTAAATATTGAGTTCTTACTCGACACCGTTGATCCAATTTCTGATAATCAAGAAATTCAAGACGAATCAGACACATTCGTTGATTTTTCGGAAATAGATCCTTTTAGTACCGGGGTAGTTTAATGTTTGGTCAAACTTTTTATCACGGGCACTTAAGGAAGTATGTTATTTTATTTGGCACACTATTTAATGACCTTTATATTAATAGAGAAGATAAAGACGGTGATCAAATTTCGTCAATAAAAATTCCTATTACTTACGCACCAAAAGATAGATTAATAGCTAGAAATATACAAGATCCAAATCTTAAAAGACCTTTTGCCGTTATATTACCGAGAGTAAGTTTTGAACTAACTTCTTTAAATTACTCACCAACAAGAAAACTCTCTACAGTTAAAAAAGGTTTTATCGCTCAAGATGCTCTAGATAAAGGAAAATTAAAATATGCATACAACCCCGTACCTTATGATTTAAACTTTTCGCTTTATATCGCAGTTAAAAATACAGAAGATGGAACAAGAATTTTAGAACAGATACTTCCTTTTTTTACCCCGGAGTGGACCGCTACCATAAATCTAATTCCTGAACTAGATATTAAATTAGATATTCCCACTACCCTAATAAATGTTACTTCAGAAGATATATACGAGGGAAATTTTACTGAAAGAAGAGCTCTTATTTGGACTCTCGATTTTACAATGAAGGGTTATGTTTTTGGACCAATAAGAAAGTCCGAAGCTATTACTCTTGCAAATGTAAACTTCTTTTCATCGTTCAGTGATTCTGGAGATTACGAAAATGTTGACATTTATCCTGGTCTTACTGCCAATGGTCAACCTACAAATAACGCTAATAATACAATCGATAGATCTCTTATTTCGTCGAATTCTAACTATGGGGTTGTAATAAATTATGAATCAGTCAAACAAGAGTAATTCTATAGATCAATCTTTAGATCTATCTCCAATAAATTCAAATCAAATTACTAAACTTGAATTAAATAATGATGATCAAGTAAAAAAAGATTTTGATTATGCAAGAGGAAATTTAATTAATATCATTGAAAAAGGTAATGAAGCTTTAAACGGCATTCTTGATGTTGCAGGCATGTCTCAACACCCTAGAAGCTTTGAGGTTGCAGCAACTATTATAAATTCTCTAGCTGCAGCAAACAAAGATTTATTAGAATTATCTAAACGTAAAAAAGAATTAGATAATGAAAACAACCTCACCACAATTAACAATAATCTGTTTGTTGGAAGTACTGCTGAACTCCAAAAACTATTAAAAAATAATAATGACTCAAAAGAGTGATATCTATCTAGGAAACAAAAACCTTAAACGTAATGACGTTCAAGTAGAATGGACAACTGATTTAGTAAAAGAATTTATTAAATGTTCAAAAGATGCTGTTTATTTTATTGAAAATTATGTAAAAATAGTCAATGTAGATTTAGGATTTATTCCCCTTACACTCTACAATTATCAGGCAGATATTGTAAGAACGGCCTCTCAAGAAAGATTTTTAATTTGTAAAATGCCCAGACAGGTAGGTAAAACAACTACCGTAGCTGCATTTATTTTACATAGTGTCCTTTTTAATGAAAACTATTCAGTTGCACTTCTTGCTCATAAAGCGGAACAGGCTAGAGAGATACTCGGTAGAATTCAAATAGCTTACGAAGCATTACCAAAGTGGCTTCAACAAGGGATTATTAAATGGAACGAGGGTTCAGTAGAATTAGAAAACGGATCTAAAATCATAGCTAGTTCAACAGCTTCTAGTGCTATTAGAGGAACTTCACAAAATTTAGTATATCTTGATGAGTTTGCATTTGTTCCAAATCACATTCAAGAAGATTTTTTCGCTTCAGTTTACCCTACAATTTCATCAGGAAAAACTACAAAAGTATTAATTACATCTACTCCTAAAGGTCTTAATTTATTTTATAAAATTTGGAAAGATAGTGAAGACGGGAGAAATGATTACAAGAGAATAGATGTTCATTGGAGTCAAGTACCAGGAAGGGATGAAAAATGGAAACAGGAGACAATAAGAAACACTTCAGAAGAACAATTTAGAGAAGAATTTGAGTGTGAGTTTTTAGGATCATCTTCTACACTAATTTCTGGAATTAAATTAAGAATGCTTACCTACTCTAATCCAATTAAATCAGATAAAAATTTAAAAGTATATTTTGAACCAGAGCCAAATCACATTTATTTCTTAGTCGTAGAGACTGCAAGAGGAAAAGAAGGAGATTATTCCGCATTTAAAATTTTCGATGCCTCTGAACTTCCATACAAAGACGTTGCTTCTTTTAGAGATAATTTAATTGACCCAATACTTTACCCTAATATAATTATTCAACTTGCTAGACATTATAATAATGCTTTTGTACTGGTTGAAACCAACGACGTTGGGCAACAGGTTGCTGATATTTTATACCAAGATCTTGAATATGAAAATATGCTTTTTACCTCAGGAACAAATATCACAGGTATTAAAATCTCTGCAGGGTTCGGCACTACTTCTCATGCAGGGGTAAGAACTACAACTTCAGTAAAAAAACTTGGATGCAGCAACTTTAAATCATTAATAGAAAACGATAAACTTTTGATACATGATTATGATACTATTCAAGAAATGTTTAGATTCATACATAAGGGTACATCGTTTGAAGCAGAAGAGGGTAATGATGATTTAGTTATGTGCTGTGTGCTTTTTAGCTGGATGTCAGATCATGTATATTTTAAAGAACTTACAAGTCTAGATTTTCGTAAAAGACTTTCAATGGAAAATGAAAAAAGATTAGAGGATAATCTTCTCCCTTTTGGGATAAAAGAGGATGGTAGAGAAGAGCATTTCCTACAAGAAGAAAAAATAGTAGATTTAGAAAATATGTCATTTGAGCAGTGGATGAGAAATTAAGTATTCTAGATTTATAAATAACAATAAGCTATGTGCTAAATAAAACCTTTTGAGGGAGAATAAAATGCCATTTCAAGTAAGTCCCGGAGTAAATGTTTCTGAGATCGACTTGACCACGGTAGTCCCTGCAGTCTCAACTACCGAGGGTGCCATTGCTGGCGTCTTTCGTTGGGGACCAGTTGACAAGCGTGTTCTAGTAGATTCTGAAGTCGTACTCGCCGATCGCTTTGGCCGTCCGTCCAATCACAATGCTGAAACATTCTTTACAGCCGCTAACTTTCTAGCCTACGGAAATAAGCTTTTTGTTGTTAGAACAGCCAACACCACCGACGCCTCTGGCGCTAACGGTGTGCTTACCGCCCATGCATCCATTGGTGGTATTACTACTAACACAAACCTTATTGTTAAAAATGATGACATGATTGAGGACACAACAGTCCTTTCAAACCTGGCATCTGAAACTAATATGCGCTATGTTGCTCGCTATCCTGGCGTTTTAGGCAACTCGCTTAAGATTTCTATCTGTGATACAACAAACGCATACTTTTCAAATACATCTATCACCGGCGGAGATGCAAATCTTTCTTCCAACGGCCAGCTTACCTGTATCGTTGCCACCACCGGTTCCAATACAGTAACATTAAAGATTGCTAATTCAGCCTCCGGTAACGTTGCTGAGGCTAATACCCGTGCAACCACACTGTATAATCTTTTAAGTGTTGATGACTTGATCGAAGTTGGTAACTCTTCTGTTGGTACTCAACTGTTAAAAATTACCGGGCTCGGTTCTGTTTCTACAAACACAACCCATGCATTCTTTACTATTTCAACTGCTACCAACTACACTCTTACATCTTTTGGTAACGAGGTAGTTGCAAACGTAAGTACAACAGCTTCTGTCTACCTCAAACGTTATTGGGAGTATGCAACCGCTGTGGATAATGCCCCCGGCACATCGCAGTACGTCACTAACTTTGGTAATTCTTCTGCTGTAGATGAGTGCCATGTTGTGATTGCTGATGAAATTGGTCTGTTTACTGGCGTTCCTGGAACAATTCTCGAAGTATATGAGGGTGTTTCGCGTGCAACAGATGCAAAATTAGAAGACGGTACCACAAACTATATTAAGACAGTTGTCAATCAAAACTCCAAATACGTATACTACGCTAACGATCGTGTTTCTGGCGCTTCTAATACAGCAGTCTCTGTGACTTCGCTTGCCAATAACATTCCGTTTAACGTATCATTCACTGGCGGTTCTGATGGTCTGGATGAGGCTAGTGTTCCAATTGCTGAAC